CCACAACTCAACATCTTTATTGTAAACTGATCCATATGAACCATAAACTACCAGACGAGGTGTTGCGTGCATGTTTCTAAAATCTACACCTATACTCTTACAGGAAATGGAGCTGCGTTTGTTTTCTGCGAAACAAACCATCATATCATCTGACCTCTCCGCCTGTTTTGGTTTACCAACTTCAGCAACAGCAACAGCTGCAAAAGGATTGAGGGACATCAGTGATGCAACAACACTACCATGAATAGTTGGATAAATGTTACTGCTGGTCTTACCCTCTTCGTCAATAACTTTAGCAAAAGATTTTACATCAGAAACCCACTTAGGTTGAAACGACAAAATAACATTTAAGTTTATCGTGGTATTGTTTCTACCAACATTATATGTTAAATGTGATGTCTGTATTGAAACTGCTTTTGAAAAATCGTCAAGTCTATCAAATACCTTTTCTTTTTCTTTGTAGTCTTGTTGCTGGGCATTCAACTCAACTGGTTTATTGACCTTCATTCGATTGTCTTTCTTTCGATCGACATCGGCAACAATGGTCACCTCATAACCACTAGATTTTTTGGAAGAGGACACAATATCATATTTGTTTATGATACCACCATTATACTGGTCTACTGTTTCTTTATACTGCTTGTTCTTATACTCGCTTTCACTAATAATAAAAGTTCCAGTGACTTTCTCAAGTGCTTGCATCTTGGCATTTGCAAGTGCATTATCAAAGGTACTACCATAACCAGTGACTGTAACTTCTTCTGCAAATGCCACGCTAGATGCAAGCATCATAGCAATGGCAAGTTTTTTCATTTTGCGAATGCTGCTTTAATAGAAGTTGCTGCACGCATAGATCGTTTATCGACCATAACAGTTACAGATACATTCTTACCATCCGAAGAAACTTTGCGTTCCATCACATAAGCACCACGAACAATACCATTGGCTTCAACAGTAATACTTTCTGTAATCTTGGTAGTTAAATCTGCTGCTTTTCTCTCAGCATTACTACCATCTTCTTTCATATTTGCAGCCAATGCATTGGTGATAGTGTCGCTGGTTTTCTTCGACTTCAAATCAGTATTGATAAACTCAACAATATTTCGTTTGGCTCGCATTGCTGCAACATTCATACCTTGTTCAATACCAGCATCATTCTCGATGGGTACGAAAGAAGTTGCAGTTGATTTAATAGATTCCCACTCACCTTTATCGTTGAATGTAATCTCAACCTTACCGAAGTCCTGAGCAAACTTAGTTCCCTCAGGTGTCATATCTTCAGATAGTTTAGTTGTGCTACAAGCAGCTAAACTTAAAGATAAAATTGCTGTAATAAAAATTCGCTTATTCATAATATAAAGTTCCTATCGTATTGTGTATGTGTATACCACTGCATTTGGTTTGTTATATGCTTCTATAACACGTTTACGCATCTCTGGATCCTGCAGTTTGTATCCGAGACGATCGGGCGACTTTGGGTCAACCTGTTCCATAACAGCTGGTTTATCATCAGCTGGATCAATCGGTGCAACTTTAACTTTCTCTTCCGCAATCAATTTGGGTTTGGGGAAATGACTTTTAATACGATTCCATTCTGTATCAAAATCAAGTGCAACTGCATTAGTTGCGACTAAGCAAAGTGCAACAGCGCAATATTTCATTTTATATTATCCCTCATGACAGTCTTTGCATTTTCAACTTGCTTGTCTGCAAATGAAACAAGATTAGTGACACCAACTGTTGCAACGACCATACCCAAAATAAATGCAAATAGAATTTTCATCTTACACCTCAACAGGTTCTTTCAAACCTCTCCAGAATGCAATCGGATCTTTAGGTTTCTTCCCATCGATAGTCCACTTCTTACCATTCCAGTGTGCAAATTTGTAGAATGGCCAATTGTTGTTTTCTTTAGTTTCGTAGAAACCAACTTTATCAGGATTAGTTTCAATTGGAAACCACTCAGTAACAGTTTGTTCGTATGCTTCTGTTTCTGCTTCCATCTCAAGTTCTTCTTTGCGACTTTCATAATAGTCAACTAGACCAGTGAAATCTTTTACTTCATCTGGCAAACAGTCAATGCTTTCCCAGTCATCAAGATTATATTCATAATAATCATCTTCACCATCTTGCCAAATTCCACAGAATCCCATGCCACCCTCATGGTAGACAGCATCTACATACCAATCATTTTCTGATAGGTATTCGTAAATTGCAATCGGGGGAGACCAAGCAGTTTCAAAGGAAATCCAAATAGTTTCGTCATCATCACGATTCCAGTCAATCAATGACAAGTCCCATTTAGTTCCCCAATGATTGATATTCCAATCATACCAATTTTCTTCTTGGTCTGCTGGGCGAGGACGTAGGTGTTGAAATACTTGACGATCATCTTCATTCTCAAGTACTGCTGCAAGTGCATCGATCTTCTCTTTACTAGAAGTCAATCGAACTGAGTTATCACACCAATTAGGCATTTGTATTTCCTTTCACATATTTCATAATAATATTATACCCGAATACTACAATTTTGTCAAGTAATGATTTTTTCTTTCTTGCAAATTTTGCAATTAAGCTGTGGCTCCAGTTGCTGGAGCCTGCAAGTTTTTTGCTTTCTTTTCCTTTGTTGCTGGAGCAGGGATAGTAGGAAAGAATTCTGATACTAACTTCTGTGTAATCTTTGGATACATTTTAGTTAGTTTCTGGTCTTTAATTGCAAGAATCAACTTCGCTTCAGATGGGTGAACATTCTCAAGCAACTGAATAAAAAGAGATTCTCTACGCACCTTATTCAAATCCGAACGACAAAACACATACAGCTTCTTGGCTTCCATATGTAAATTTGCAGGACTCATACCAATCGGTGCAGCATCTTCCTTAAATGGAGGATCACCCTCAGGTAAAAAGAATTTCTTGTTTGGGTCAAATGCGTGTTCAAAAATCAAACGCAATGCACCATTATCTTTATATTTGGTTATAGTAACAGGATTATCATTAATCTCAGTCAACATTTCAGTAATCAATTTAGTAGCCATTAAAATTCCTCCAATTCATCTAATAGTAAACGACATTTATTGGCTATCAAATAATTCATAATAGTCATCTTATCTGCAGTCGTCTTGTAGCTAACATATGTATCTATAATTTCTTTTGATACATCTTCTGGGATAAATTCAAAGTCAACCAATGTTTGATTTCGTTGCCAATTGCGACGCTCTTCTTGATTCTTACAAGCATCAAATCCCTTCTCAATAAATTCTTGCAATCTTTTTGCGGATACAGGTTTCTGTCTCTCGCCATTCAAGAACACATCATCATTACTCAGAATGTTTGGGATACCATCATCACCTGCTTTAACGATATGCGTAATAGTTTTCTCGTGCAACTCTTTCTTAGTTGCTTTAACATATTTCTTTTGAATGGGCGACCATTGTGTAATGTTGTCATACTTCTGTAGCTGAATAAAGTCGCCATCTGAAGATACAACTAAAATCTTTTGCGGTTCTTCCACCAACCCCTGTTGAATTAGTCCATTGTTTTGGCTCCACTTAGCAAGCACAGCTATAATGTCATCTGCTTCAGCACGTTCGAGATGGAGAACTTTGTATGGGAAATTTTCCCTAATCTCGTCACGGATCTTTGATAGTGTATCGAAGATAAGAGTCCAATCTAGATCGCTGTTATCACGTGCTTTCTTACGATTAGCCTTGTAGTTCGGGAAGAACTCTCTACGCCAATACTTACGACCATCGCAACAAATAACTAATTCACCATACTCTTTACCATACTTCTTTTTGTATGATTTAAGTGTAGACAAAGTTACATGACGAATGAGATTCACAACCTCAGACTCACTACCTTTCAGTTCACGCTGAAAAGATAAAATGTTACTCAGAGCTACCTGAGAATAATCAACTAAAATCATCAAAATGCTCCAAGTAAAATGCAGTCTTCATTGAATCGACCATTCGGCACTGCTGGTTTAGTCTTTAGTGTTTTGATTGCACTATTCAATGCACGTTTACCCAACGACAACCCTTTGAAGAATTCTTCAGGTTTGCGTAGAGTCATACGCTTTGATTCTTTAATATCGAAACCGATAATGGTAGTTCCTTTAACAGATAGAGTTCCACCATTCTCACCCTTATACACACCAACATGTTTGTATTTGGTGTTGTAGTACCATACCTCTGTTGAGCCAATGATACTTGTGGGGTTTACAGACTTTAGGTTTAGCTCCGCAAACTCTTTGAGATATTTCATCTTGGCTACTTGCTTAGATGCAGGGACTTCCTTACGTTTACGTGGAGCACGATTCGCTTTAGCAGTCTGAACCATCTGGTTACAATCAGCAACGATGTTATCCACGAACTCCAAGAATTTCTTTAGTTCACGTTTAGTAAAGTTTGAATAACCTTCAACAAGTTGTTCGTCATCACCAGCAATTGCTTCACGCAGTTCATCAGCCAATGGAACAAACAACTCACCAATACGTTTAGCAATCGGTGCTGCTACTTGTTGTGCCAGTAGATAATTTTTAGCTGAGAAGTCAGACTTACAACCACCCAATACAAAGTCATCAATAGCACCCTCAATCTCACCTGCGAGTTCGTGTGCTTTCTCATCCATTCTATCTTGAATAGAAATAACATTAGTCACTACTGGGGTTTCTACTTTAACTTCTTTCTTTGGTTTGAAGTTTGTTAGTTCTGTGATTTTGTTTTCCAAAAACAGCTGGTGTTTTTCTTCTAGTTGACCACCACGATCAGCGATGCGTGCTAGAATGCCAGCATAACGAAAATGTTTCTCGTCAATTTTTAGAAGTTGTGTTGCTAATTTTTTATTAGTCTTAGCAACATGACTGATAAGCCACTTCTTCTTATCTTTGTCATCGTTGTTATAGTTGTAATAGTTTAGTAACCCAAGAAAACTACTGTTGTAGTTAGCAGGGTTCAACTCAGGTTCACCACCTTTCATAGTAGCAACCAGTTCCTTACGTTTCGCTGTATTCATAGCCATAGGTTTACACCTCCATTGTTATAATATAATTATACCCTATTTTTGAATTATTGTAAAGAACTATTTTTCATTCCCCTACAAGTTGCAGGGTTATTGCAAGACCCATTGGATCATTTCTAAGCGAGTTAGAGCCGATGAGTTCTCCCACATAGAGAAATGGGTAGAGTAGGGGATAACTACTTCCTTGGAGTCTGGAAACAGTCCCTTAAACGTATCATAGCCACCTGTGGTAGACTCATAGTCAAACTCTCCAATAATGCTTAGGATCGGTGGAACTTTTGCAGGATCAAATCCTAACTGTCCTGTATCAACCCAATAATTGTTGATATCATAAACAGGTTGTGATGGGACTTTCCATGTGTCACTGCCAACCACATCAAGAATTTTTTGTTCCCATCCTTCGATTCTATTCGGTGATGGTATTAGTTTATCGCTAATTTTTTCGATACGTTCTTTTTTGAGTTTTTCAATTCCAGTTTCAAAATACTCTGTATCAATCTTAACATAATATCTTTTATCCATGCGAATTGATGGGCTGTGTATAATTACTTTATCAAAAAGTCCACGTTCACCTGCGATCAATGCTGGCGCAGTTGAAGTTGAGAAACCAAAGATAGTTTTAGAAACATATTCTTTCTTAAGTTCTTTAATGGCAGATTCAATCTGATCCGCATACCCAACTCTATCATACTGATAGTAATCAGAACTTTTCCGTAACCACATGGATCAAATAAAATTACATCTATACCAGCACTAAGGAAATAATCTATGTGAGTGTGACCATCTGGTAGTTTAAAATCCCAGAATGCACGTGGTGATAAACTTTGTCCAGGTAACAGAAATAATAGATGTTTATTTTGTTCTAGACTAACTTCTGTTGTAACCATGTTAAAACCTCATTATCATTAAAATACTTACCCTCAAAACATTTAACAGGGATTACATTCCCTGCAGTAGAAGTTAAAAACATTGCATCACAATCTTCAACAAAAGATGGCGATATGTCGCCATACTCAAACCATACACCTTCTCTGTCACAAGTAGACTTAACCAAATCCATAACAGTACCCTTTAGACAATTATGTCTTGGTGCATATACAAAATTTTCTTTAATAACACCAACATTGAATCCTGGTCCTTCAGTTAGATAACCTTTATCATCAAGAAGAACTGCAGTATCAAAGCCACGATCAATTGCTTCCCACTGCGCAAGGTTCAAATCATTCCAAGAAAAGTTCTTCATTGTCTGATCAATTGATGTATTTCTCTTTTGTTTTGATAAACAAACTGTAGCAGAGTTGTCTTTGTTGAACCCATAGTATGGTTTGACATATATGAATATATTTGGTTCGCAGTTAGCCAGATCTCTTGGGTTCCCAGAAGATGGTATACCTCTCGTCAAACCAATCCAAACTAAAAGATCGTCTACTGGTGTCATTGATATTAAAGTCTGTATGACAATCTCAATATCATTATCAGAATAATTAACAGGGATTCTCCATCCCTTAGAACTACGAATGAATCTACTTAGGTGTGCATCAAAGTTTTCAATCTGATTGTTTTTAACTGCAAGAACATCATAAGTAGCATCACAATGAATTAATCCAAGATCTAAAACAGAAACATTTAGATCTTTAACTTTACAGTACTTACCATTTTTCCATGCTGGGTAATCAAGTATGTGCATTCATTATTCCTATAACTTCTTTTGCCAATTCAAATCTAGCAGGTTCTATCATTATGTAATGAGATGAGTGTCTGATAACAGTTTTGTTGACTTTACCCAACGCTCTTAAATACATACCATGCGTTGCCAGATTGTTATTCTTATCACCATACTCACTAAAAATTAAAAATGTTTTTGGTTTATAGGGATTTATAATCAACTTCTCAGGGATATCTTTCAACTTTTCATTTTTAGTAGCCAGATCTCTCTCGAAAAATTGTTGCGCTGTCTCTTTATCCTGAATATAATTCAATCCAGCATTACCACCTAGCGAGTTAGCATCTAAGAGAATTATACCTTTTGTATTTTTCTGTGCAGTGGCTACAGCAAGTAAGCAACCAAAACTATACCCCATGATAAAGTCTACTTCTGGAGTAATTTTATTTACATCTTCAACTAAACTCTCATATGTGTCACTCAACTCATAATCTACAGAGATAGTTTCAACACCTGCTTTAAATAACAGCTGTTGAAAGTTATGTTCTGTGAATGCAGAGTTGAACATGGTGTCATACTTCCATGTGACACCCATCAAATATAAAAGTCTATGTTTATGGTTGTTGGGGGTTTTTCTGTTGATTAACACTTGTTACCTTTTCATACAACTCAACAAAATCTTCATGATCGGCAACTTCTTGGTGCAGACTTTGTTTGTGAAAAGTCTTGGCAATTTTAGAAATGATTTTCTTTGGAATCTGTAAATTGTCAGATTGTGCTTTTACAATATCTTTAATTAAATCACGTTCTGCTTCAGTTCGTGTCATTGAATTACTAATTTCACGAATGGCATTCTGCAGGTCTTTTTTTTGTTCAGGTGTCAATACATAATTCATTCTTTATCCTTTTTCATATCAATAGTTTTCGAAAAGAAAATGCTGAGCAACACTGCTGCTGACCAAGTTTCAATTGTATATGGGATTGCTAATACAGGGAATAATGTGTTGAATGCCCAAATGTATAAAAGTGGAAACAATAGTGCTAAAATAATGATAACCACTAAACCAACTCCAACACCAAATACTGTTATAATTGTATTCATAATGAGCACTCCACTTTAATCACGGAGTCCCAACGGAATGATCTCCATTCTTCTTTTTCTGTATCGAAAACCCGTACTGCGGATCCAGAAGTCTGGCTACTGTTGCTGCTCGTTTCCTTTGGAGTCTTGTCTGCAGGTATTCTTCCTGCGGAGAGAGTGCAGAACATTTTCCTTTCTGTGCCATCTTTTTTGGTAAAAGTAATGCACAGATCTTTTGCGTGCTCATCGCATAGTAATCCATATGTCCACTCTTTGAATTTTTCAAATTCTTGTTCATCCTTGAACACTGTCTTCTTTGTCATTATCAAATCTCACTTTTAATTCATCAATTAATGGTTGAAAAAAATCTTTAAATTCTTTCGTAGAATAAAACGTGGTATGGTAACTATTTGTTAGCTCTTTACCTGATTTGTCGAAAGAAATTTGTTTGATGGTAAATTCAACAATATCATACGAATGCGATTTAACTACAACTGCTCTTTGCAAATCGGGTTTATTAATTTCAATATTGATATTCATAACCACCTTTCTTATGTTTGGGTTGGCGAGTGTACTTAATCTTGGACTCAACAGTACGCATACGATACTTTGGTGTCCTCAAATCTTTAGCAACAAGATTTCTAGGTTTAATTGAATTATACCCTACTTTCATTTTAATGTCAACTTATTTTATTATTGCAGTCTATAGATAACTCCAAATACATAAACTGCCAACAAACCGGCATTGACTACAATAAGACTTTTCTCTTTCATTCTTATTGCAGCAAATAACCATGTCAAAGCACCAGCATTAAACAAATACACATTTAATGGATCTAATGCCAGAGAAGTTGCAACTGCGCCAGCAATAGTTAAC